ATCTTCACCAACATTTGATGATTCGGATGCAACTGGTGGAGGAAATGGTGTTGGTATGGATATGTCTAATAACTTGTCATTTGAGACATTCGACCAAGACAGACATGTGTTCTATAGCACAGACTCCAACCAATATTTGTTAAACTTGGGTCATCTTAGTTAGAAAATTTGTATAAATAGAATTAAATGTTTTAGGATTTAGGAATGACAAAACAAACTATCAATAAAGGTTCAGCAGCGAATGACGGAACAGGTGATACTCTCCGCATTGCCGCAACGAAGATTAATGAGAACTTTACTGAACTGTATGGTCTTCTTGGTAGAAGTGGCGGTGGGGCTCAAGTATCACTTGACTCTACTAGTGTTGTTTTTGAGGGAGCAAGTGCAAATGATTTCGAGTCAAGACTTCAACTTGACTCAGAACCAACATCCGATATATTCCACTATCTTCCTGTTGGGGGGAGTGGAACACTTGTTGTTGATTCGTGTCAACAAATACTAACCAATAAAACTCTGAGTTCACCGATTGTTTCTGCATTGAGAATGCCTGATGCTGATAGTTCTCATAACTATACCATTGTCACAGGTGCATTATCCGCAAACCGAAATGTAACCATTCCTGCTCTGGGTGCTAATGATACGTTTGTTTTAGCAAATGTAACACAGACTTTAACTAATAAAACCATTAATGGTCTTGTAGCAAGTAATCCGAAGATTGGTGGTAAGAACTTAGGTTCTACATTATTTGATAGTGCTGATAACGAACTTCTAGCATTTACTCGTGTTGCATCGGCTGTAAATCACATTACTATGAATAATGCAGCGACAGGAAACTCACCAAGAATTGATATTGAAGGTGGTGACACAAACGTCAATCTTGAGTTAAGTGCAAAAGGAACAGGGGGTATTTTATTAAATAGTCCTGAGATATTAAAACAAGAAACTGTAAGTGGTAATGGTGCATTATCAGTAGTATTACCATATAGTGAAATAACTAAAGGAACTGCCGGTGCATATTCACTTGCAGATGGTGTTGTTGGACAAGTTAAATACATTAGTGTAAGTGGTGCTGGTACTGCAACCATCACTCCTGCAAATTTTGGTGCAGGAACTACTTTAACATTGCAACAAAATGAAACTGGAACTTTAGTTTTTGACGGAACAAACTGGCAAGTACTTGCAACATATGGAGGCGCAGTAGCGTAATTAAAATGGCAGTTGTAACAGACAGACTAAAAAAACAGGTAATCTCTTTCATTCAAAATGATTTAGATTCGGATGCAAATATTTATATCGGTATTGGTCGTTCCGAAGATTGGAATGATTCTGATATTGCACCAACGACTGAAAGAACAAAACGTGAGGAAAGAAACTTTAGAAATGGATTACAATCTATTAAGAAAGTTCTTGATGCTTCTTTTGTTGTTCCTCGTTACAACTGGTCATCTGGTGCTGTTTATTCTGCATATGATGATGCACAGATTGGTTATCCAACTCAAACCTATTATGTAATGAACGATAACAATGAAGTCTTTATAGTTCTTCAACAATCTAAAAATACAGATGGAACTGCAAAAGTATCAACAGTCCAACCTTCGGGTAATACTGGTGGAACACCTTTCCAAACTGCTGATGGTTACATTTGGAAGTTTTTATATTCCATATCTGCGGTAGATGCGAACAAGTTTGTCGCCGCAAACTTTATTCCTATAAAACTTGCAACCTCTACAGACTCTGATGCAGCCGGCGTCACACAACTAGCAGCTCAAAATGCGGCAGTAGTCGGTCAGATTATTGGTATTGCAGTTGACTCAGGTGGAACAGGGTATACAAGCACTCCAAGCATTGCAATCACAGGTAATGGAACAGGGGGTAATTTTACTGTCACAACTGATGGTGGAGTTGTCACGAAAGTTGAGGTAGATAGCACTGGTGGGTTTGGGTTAGGTTATACAAATGCAGGTGTTACATTATCAACCTCTGGTTCAACAAAACCAGCGAAGATAAGAGCAATTCTCGGAACACCTTTAGGTCTTGGAGGAGACCCAAGAGATGACCTTAAATCAACGTCTTTCATGTTTCAAGTAAAACCAACTGGAAATGAAACTGGAGACTTTATTGTTGGTAACGATTTCCGTCAAGTTGGTCTTATCAAAGGAATGAAGAGAGATAGTGATGGTGGAATAGGAAGTGATTTTGACTCGGACACTGGTATCATTCTCAAAAAACTTCATTTCGCATCCCAAACAAATAATTTTACTGTTGACAAAACAATTCAAGGTGCAACTTCAAATGCAAAGGCACTTGTAGATAGAGTTGACTCCGCTGCTTTTGTGTTCTTCCATCAAACCGAAGAAACAGGGTTTAAGAGTTTTGATTCAGGTGAAAACATCACAGAAGTGGATGGAACAGGGGCAGGAGCATTGGTAACAGGTGGAGGAAGTTCACCAGTTCAGTCAGGTGAGGCTCTTCCACACACAGGTGATATTCTCTACATAGATAATCGTGCTTCTGTATCTCGTTCAACTGACCAGACCGAAGACATCAAAATCGTAATTCAAATATAAGGTATTACAATGCCAAATACATTTACAACCAATACATTTGCTACAACATACAAGGATGATTTCATTGATAGTGACAACTATCATCGCATTCTGTTCAATGCTGGGCGTGCATTACAAGCACGAGAACTCACACAAATGCAAACAATCATTCAAGAAGAGATTGCAAGGTTTGGTCGCAATATCTTCAAAGATGGTGGTTCAGTAAATCCTGGCGGGCCAACAATCAATAATGATTACGAGTTTGTAAAACTTGATACAGCAGCCGCAGATAGAGATTTACCTACCGACACTAGTGTTTTGGTTGGTGGAACTATTACTGGAGGTACATCTGTTATAAAGGCAAGAGTTCTTGAGGTTGTTGCGGCAACTGCTTCTGACCCTGCTACACTTTTTGTTCAATATACAGAGATACCATCTGGACTTGCTACAACAACTGGAGTTAGATTTACGCCTGGAGAAGATATTACTGTATCATTTGGTGACCCAGCAAGCACTGATACATTTAAGGTTCAGGGAACTGACACACCTTCAAATCCTGCTGTTGGTAAGGGATGTAGAATTTCTAATGCGGCTGGTGACTTCTTTGCAAGAGGTCATTTTGTATTTGCAAAACCACAATCACTCATTCTCTCCAAATACACAAGACTTCCAACCAAAGTTGTTGGTTTCAAAATAACAGAAGATATCATAACAACTTCTGATGACGCTGCACTTTTTGATAATCAGGGTGCAACACCTAACTTGTCTTCGCCGGGCGCAGACCGATATCGTATTCTACTCACATTAACAACTCAAGACCAAGTAAACTCCGATGAGAACTTTGTATTCTATTGTAATGTTGTTGAAGGTGATATTGTTGACCAAGTATCAGGAACAGAAAGTTATAACAAAATCAATGAGGTTCTTGCAGAAAGAACTCGTGAAGAATCAGGCAATTACATTGTAAGTCCATTTAGTGTAGACTTTGAAGATTCTGCCACAGACTTTATTGCAAATGTATCTGATGGTATCGCATATATTAATGGTTATCGAGGTGCAACCGAGACACCAACAGAAATCACAATACCAAAACCTCGTGCAACAGTTGAACTAGAAAATGAGACTGTCGGTGTAAATTACGGAAACTATTTCGTCTGTGATACAGTTGAAGGAGCATTAGATAGTGCAACATCTGGTAAAAACTTCAGCACAGTTAGTCTTAGAAGTGCAACAGGACATGGTGGTAGCACTATCGGAACTGCTAAATTTAGATATCTCGAAAAAGATGGTTCGAACTTCCGTGTATATCTATTTGATGTAAGTATGAACTCTGGTCAAGCACTTCGTGATGTAAAGTCTCTAGGACACGGCGCTGCCGATTTTGCAAATATTGTTCTTACCAATAATAAGGCCGTTCCGACTGATAATGATAAAGTTAATCTTGTATACACAACACCGAATCCACGTCCTAAAGATATCACTGATGAGGACTTTGAAGTCCAAAGAATCTTTACTGGAACAACAAATGGTTCAGGTAATCTAACATTATCTAGTCTTGGAACTGGTGAGACCTTTGTAAATTCATCTCAGTGGATTGTTACTGCTAACGATTCAGGAAGTGTTCGGAGTCCAACAATTGATACATCCGCAGGAACTTCTGCAACATTAACTGGTGACATGGGAGATGCCTCTGGTGTTACTGTATATGCAAAGGTAAATAAAGCACAAGCAAACTTCCGTCAGAAAACTCTGGTTGAAACTACATTTACTGGAAAGGTTCTTGATTCAGCAGGTCAACCTAATATTGGACTTGGAACAATCACACCACAGATGAATATTCATGCAACAGACTTATTTCAAGTTATTGCAATAAAAGAAAATGATTCGGATGGTAGAGACATATCTCACCTCTTTACTGTTGATAATGGTCAAAGACCTGGCTTTTATGATAATGCCAGATTAGTTCTAGAAGATGGAACATCAATACCAACTGCAAATGTATTTGTTCGTTTCAAACATTTCACACATGGTGGAACAGGAGATTTCTTCTCTGTCAACTCTTACACTGGTCAGGTTGACTATGAAGACATTCCAAATTTTGCAACTGGGCCTAGAACTTCAGTAAATCTTCGTGATGTGATTGACTTCCGTTCTTCGGTTGACTCTGCTGGAACATTCACAGGAACAGGTGCGGCGGTGCATGAAGTCCCGACCAATGGTGATATCTTCCAAGCAGACGTTGAATATTATCTACCTCGTTCTGATAAGATTATTGTGAACACTGAGGGTGAGGTCAAGAACATTCAAGGTGAGAATGGTTTCGAATCTCAAGTTCCAATCACACCTGAAAACACTCAAGCATTGTTCGAAGTAAGATTCAATGGATATGGATTGAATGACTCTGATATGTCAGTCACACCAATTCGTGCTAAAAGATTTACAATGAAAGACATTGAAGGTTTAGAAAGACGAGTTGACAAACTTGAAGAGGTAACAAGTCTAAGTCTTCTTGAGTCCAAAACTGCAAACCTTTTAGTTCTTGACGATTCTGATAATCCTAGAACTAAGTCAGGTTTCTTTGTAGACAACTTCCAAGACAGAACATTTAGTGATGTGTTGAGTTCAGAATACCGTGCGGCGATTGACCCATCACGTCAAATTCTAAGACCACCACAGATTGAAGATAATGTTAATCTTGTGTATGATTCTGCTAATTCATCTAATACTATTCTCAAAGGTGACATTGTTTATCTAAATCATGGTAACAAAGAGTCTATTACACAAACACGAATTACAGGAATAGAAAATGTAAATCCATTTGCTGTGATTACAAATGAAGGTAACATTACTCTATCACCAACTTCTGACGAGTGGCAAGAGACAAAATATAAACCATCCAATGTGGTAAACAGAACCGCAGAGGAAGACCTCGGTGTATTCAATGAGGGTAATCTTGCGACTGGAACAGCAAACCGTAGAGGTTTCTCTAACTTTGTAAATGCTTTTGCTTGGGGTTCACCATTCGGAACATTTATTCCTCTGGTTGGATTTGGTGTTATTACTGACCTAAACATCTTTGGTGGTTGGGCTGGTGTTAATACTTGGAATAGTAATGGTGTAAGTAGAGTAGGACAACAACGAGTAGGTAGAAATATTGTCTCCACATTTGAACAAAGAGTAGTCGTTGGTGAAAGAACAATTACTGAAGTAATCGGTGACAGAACAGTATCTCTGACATTCTTACCATTCATTCGTTCACGAAAAGTATTTTTCAAAGCAGAAGGATTGCGTCCAAATACTCTATACTTCCCATTCTTCAATAATAAAGAGGTGAAGAACTTTTGTCGTGAGGAAACTTTCCAAAGAACGGCTGCAAATGATGCAAGTGGTGCGATTTATGGTAGTAAATTCCGTAACAGAACAGCACACCCTCAAGGAACTACAGACCTTATAACTGATGCAAGTGGTGTGATTGAAGGTTCATTCTTCATTCCATCAAATAAAACAAAACGTTTTCGTGCAGGAACACGAGAGTTTAAACTCCTTGATATTAGTGTAAACAACGAAGCAAACGCATTGTCAAGAGCCTCCACAAATTATTTTGCACGAGGAACACTTGACACCAGACAGAAAACTATTGCTTCGACTCGTGTGACAACTGTTAGAACAAATCGTTGGACAGAATCACAAAGAGTTCGTAGAGTTGACCCTCTCGCACAATCTTTCATGGTTACAAATCCATCTGGTATGTTCGTTACTAGAGTTCAAACTTATTTTAAGAAAAAGGATACTGCAATTCCAGTTCGTATGGAAATTCGTCCTATGGTAAATGGTGCGCCTTCATCTACAGAGATTGTGCCAGGCGGTGTCAAATTCTTGAATCCGTCAGCCGTCAACGTTGCGGCAAGTCAGACACAGACATCCGCACTTGCGTCTCCAACAACCTTTGAGTTTGATGAACCAGTATTCCTGAATCCAGATACAGAATATGCGATTGTTCTGTTAGCAGAGTCAATAAATTATGAAGCGTATGTCGCAGAGACATATGCATTTGAGTTGGGTTCAACTGAGAAACGTATCTCTCGTCAACCTTCTATGGGTTCATTGTTCAAATCACAAAATGGAACAACATGGGAGCCTGACCAGACTAAAGACCTTGCGTTCAAAATCTTTGAGGCAGAGTTCTCTACTGCGGGCGGTTTTGCAACATTTGTAAACCAAGAACCTGAAGATGAACTTCTTGAAGCAAATCCATTCTATGCAGACAGTGGAGATGCAACGATTACTGCATTCTATCCTAATCATGGATTTGTTGTCGGAAATACTGTAAATATTCGAGGACTTGATTCTAACACAAAATTCAATGGTCTTCTTGGTGGTAATTTTCAGACTACTAAAACAATCACTAAGGTTGATGGATTTGGTATTCAGTTTGAAGCGGATAGTAATGCAACGGCCTCAGGTCGTTTTGGTGGTGATAACGTCACGCTTGAGAAACAAATCATTTACGATATTGCGACACCAAACTTGTCAACACTCGTTCCCGAAGATACAACATTGACTCTCTCTGCAAAATATACACGAGGTAAATCTCTTGCAGAAACAACAGACAACTCTTTCCAGAGAGATACAACATTTACAAATGAGGTTATAATTGGTGATGAGAATATCTTCACTGAGAGTAAGATGATTGCAACAACAGCAAATGAAACTGCAAGTTTAGGTTCAGGTGTTAAATCAGTTGAATACAAAGTTAATATGAATACGACTCGTGCAAATGTCTCTCCAGTTATTGATGTTCAAAGAGCATCTATCACAACTGCAAGGAATCAGATTGATAAACAAGCATCTGGAGCAGCGACAGGTTTCAATGTTCCAATTAATTTCGTTGCAGAGACCAATGCATTTGGTGGTTCGTCTCTTGCGAAACACATGACAACAGTGACAAATCTTTCTGAACCAGCCGTAGGATTAAAAATTATTCTTGCGGCCATTCGTCCAACTAATTCAGATTTTGAGTTATATTTCAGAACTGCAATAGATGGTGAAGATATCTTCAGTAAAGATTTTACACTTCAGGCCGCAGAGAACACTCAAGCACCTGACCCAAATAACTTCCGTGAGTATCGTTATTTGATTGGTGGGTTCAATGGAAATCTGGCTGCATTCACTCAGTTTCAGATTAAGATTGTGATGAGAGCAACAAATAGTGCAACACCACCAATATTCAAAGACTTGAGAGCGATTGCTCTGGCGGTGTAGTATGCAAAAGTATGTGATGGTTGAAGGTAGTAATAGTTTTGCTCGTGATATGGAGACAGGTGCGATTATAAATATAAATAGCACTGAGATACAATCTGCGAGAAAAGCAAAAGAAAATCGAATACAAAAGAAACAAGAGTTTGAAAATTTAAAGAATGAAGTAGGTGAAATAAAAGAACTTTTAGTCAAACTGTTAGAGAAACAAAATGGCAACTAGCACACCAACAAAGACACTGATTACTGATACCTTTACTCAATTTATTTCTGATTTGAATCGAGTATCTTTAGATTTAGGTGCAACTGGTAAGTTAAATACCACACAAGATTCTGATATTATCGGTGCAATCAACGAACTAAATGATTCGATAGGTGCAGGTGGCCTTAGCACAACTGCATCAACTCTGATTGGTGCTATCAACGAACTCAATGACTCGATAGGTTCAGGGGGTCTCAATACATTAGCATCAACACTAGTGGCCGCAATCAATGAACTTAACGACTCAATAGGTGCAGGTGGTCTTACAACGACAGCATCAACAATTATCTCTGGAATCAATGAACTTGACTCCTCAGTTGGTTCACTTGATAGTAATGGAATAAACAATCTTCTTACCACAGGTAATGTAGGAAAGTCCTTATTGTCACTCGATAGTGCGTTTGGTAATCTTGCATTCAGAACAACTTTCAATGACTCTGATACAAAGAATGTAACCTTTGCAATAAATGGTCTAAGAAAAGATGTTGACTCAGTTGGTCTTTCTAATAATAGTTCGATTGCTAACATAGGTGCGTTGTCTGGTCTTAACGCTGCTTTTGTGGGGTCAGAAAGAACTAGTATCGTAAATGCTTTAAACGGACTAAGGGCGGATATACCTCTGATATTCGATGAAACAGGAACTCAACTGAATTAGGGATGTTAAAAAATGGCAATAGGAGTTCCATTCAAACTCAAAACGTCCGATAGTGATTTCCAAGATTTTTCCTCAACTGAAGAAAATTATTTGGCCTTTGAGGTTGGTCGTCAATATTCAATCTATGATAGTTCAAAGGGTGGGTCACTAGGATTTGATAGTTCGGGTGGTCGTATCGTTGGAACACTTACCAATACAAGTTATGATAGTTCAATAGGGGCGCATGTAAACGTCACTCTATCAACCACATCAACAAACATATATCAGAACTTATCAACTGCTGATTCTGTGGGCGCAAGTCTACATAGAATACCCATATATCAAAATGATAGTAGTGGTCAGTTTGTGATTCGAGAGTTCAATGACTCTGACCGAAATACTCTTGCAGATAGATTAAACAGTCGTATCTTTGCAAGTGACTATCCTGGCTCTTACAAACTTGGGTCTTCTGTTCCAAGTGGTGACTATGCGGTTGCATTGTCTAATGTAATGACTGATACACGAAGTGGTGATAGTTCAGGTAATACTGTTCAATTCAACATCTATCAAAGAAAGACGATGACCTCTCCAACTCAGACTCTTCCTTTTGCAGTAAAGAGAGCAAGTGGAGATAGTGGGACGTATCAGGGTCTTCAATTAATGACTGACAGTCAAATCGGTCACTCGTTAGCAGAGATTGGTCGTAACAGAATTACAGGTGGTGATTCGAATGGAGACTATCAGATTGGTTCATATCTAATTCGTAGTTCTGCTCAAGGTGCGCCGACTTCGACTGGCACTTGGGTTGCAAAGGGAACAGCCACTGATACAAGATTGGTTGCGGCAGAGACAAACTTCACAAATTCATCCACAGGTGTTCGGGCGGTTGCGTTCTCAGGAAACTTTACTGATAACTTTACAGATAATTTCACAAGTAATTTTACTGATAACTTCACTAGCGAATCTACTGCCAACTTTACTAATAACTTCACGAATACTTTTAGTCAAGACTTTATAGACACAACTACAGTTAATTTTACAGGAGAATCAACTCAGGCCTTTACAAGAAATTCACAAAGGACTTCTACAAGAAACTCAACTAATACTTTTACAAGAAACTCCACACAAAACTTTTCTGGCACACAGAACTTCTTTACTTCATATTTTTATTCACGTTCATCTGGTTCAGAGTATTATTTTGGCACAACAGGTGGGAACAATATTTGGTATTGGAATGGCACAGAAATCGCAAACGGGTCATCAAGCTTTGTCCCTAGTGGAACATTTGATAACACTTCTGTTGATGGATATTTTTATGAACAGGGGACGTATCAAGAAGCGGTCTTTACATCAACTCCATTCGGAGGAGGTTTTACCACAAGTTATTATAATATTCGAAGATATGACCAAGGCTCAGTGAATTTTACTGGTGACTTCACAGGTAACTTCACTGGTGACTTCATTGGTAACTATACTGGCGACTTCATTGGTAACTATACAGGTAATTTTATAGGTGACTTCACTGGAAACTTTTCACAAACCTTCACAGGTAACTTCACTGGCGACTTCACTGGTGATTATACAGGTAATTTTATAGGTGACTTCACAGGAGATTTTACTGGAGACTTCACAGGAGATTTTACTGGAGACTACATAGGCGTAGACTTTACAGGTGACTTTACAACAGACTTCACAGGGGATTTTATAGGAACATTGATAGGTGATACATCAACAAATATAGAAACATTTACCTTGTATGTTAGAACTGCATAAATAGAAATACTATGGGAACAACACCTTTAAAACTTAGTGATTCAGCTGATGGTGACCTCAAAGAGATGACCACCGTTGAGGAGAACTACCTTGCATATCGTGCAGGGTTAGGTCTCGCTGTAATGGATTCTGAGGAAACAAGTGCATTAGCAACACTTGGTGGTGATGATAATTTTAATATTGGTTCACATACCGATACTAAGTTTGACCAATCAGTTGGAACTCATGGTGTTACTTTAACAACAACAAGTATTACAACCAATGTGTTTCAAAGAAAAGGTGCGGCTGACGAGACAGGGGCTGGATTTAGACTTCCCACAGAATTTATAAACAATAGTGGTTCATTTGAGATTCATGAATTTGACTCTGATTTGACATATACCTTTGGTCAAAGAGTTAAGAATGTCACAATGCAAGGTGTTGATAATGTTGGGGCATATCAACTACGTTCATCCGCACAGGGAGCTCCAACTGCCACAGGGA